GCTGCATGAGATTTGCGGGATTAAGCTGAAAGACGAAAAATTGACTACTGGGTACGTAGTAGAGGTAAAATATCTTTATGCTACTTCAAGAAACCACATCGTCCAACCACAACTACTCCGTAGACGGACAGACAAGCAGGCGTCACTATGCACTATGAGCCAGCTTGTAATCGGCAAGAACCAGTAGTCTATCGAATCAGGAATCTTTTCAATGGGAAAAAGTACATCGGATCGACAAGAAACTGTCGATCACGAATGCAGTATCATATCAATCGTCTGAGAGCAGGCAAGCATCACTGTTCGATCCTCCAACGAGCATTCAACAAGCACGGTGAAAAAGCGTTTGTATTTGAGATCATTGATTGCGTGGGGCGATCAGCCGTACCATTGGGACCGCTCAGATCGATCCCAAATCGTAGGTTCCGCGTACCTGTACGAGCGAAAGACTAAGGCGGCACACGCCTAACGGAGGAAGCGATGCTGGTATCGAGACAACTCAAGTCGCTCATTGAGCGGTTCAAGCAGATGTACCCGCAATACAACACGCAGGCGGGGGCGCTGTATCAGTGCTGCGATGCTACCGCCCAGTTTATGAAGTTCGTCAACGACTTCCAATTAGCCAAACTGATCGTCCTCCCAAGCGGCCTAATCCAAGAGACGCTTGTTGGCGCAACTGCGGGCACCGTCAATTCCCCTCCGACCCCAGACCCATCCGACGCAGGAAAAGTGGTTGTTCTAGGTCCCGATGGAGCCATCACTGGGTCTTTGCTCGTCCATGCCAGCGGTGGTGGGGGAGGCGGCGGTTCGACCGACTTTAGCCAAATCACAGGAAATTTCCCCAGCACAACCACGCTGACCGTGGGTCTAGGCGGCGTCCTGACATTTTCCAATGGCACCATCAACGCCAACATGCTTTATGGTACGTCAGTCAGCAGCATACCCCCAACCGTGGGACAAGTTCTGACTGCGGTAGCCGTGGGCTCGCCGCCTGTCCTCGTAGCGACTTGGCAAGACCCCACTGGCGGCGGCACACTGGTGGGCGCACGCAAGACTGCGACCCACTACCTATCTGGGTCAGCGGGACCAGCCGCGATTCAAGATTCGGGTCTTGCTATCGGCGGGGCCTTCGGCGCGACGGCTCCTGTTGCCGCCAGCCAGCAAGCTGCGTCCTACTGGTATCAGTCAACGGGCGTTGCAACCCCGGGCGGTTACCAAAGCTCGACGAACAACACCTTCCTGCCTTGGTGGTTCGACGGAGCTAACCTCAGTCTGTTTGTTGATTTATACCTCGTTCAATTGGTGACGGAACGTGTGTGGGTTGGAATGTTTGACAGCACCCTGTCCACGACAACCATCTTCGGTTCTGACACGTTACACGCCAACCAGTACGCGGCGTTCAGATTTTCGACTGTCGCGGGAGATACAGCATGGCAGTGCGTGACTAGCGACGGCACCACGCAGACCGTAGTTAGTTCTGGGGTGACGGCGGACACGAAATCCCACAGGTTCGTAATCATCTGCAATGACAGCGTGCCGAACGTACAGTTTTACATTGATGGGGTTCTCGTCGCGACGATTACGACTCACACTCCGACAACGAGCATTGTGGGGGCGTACATGGTGGTCGGACTCACATCGACGGCGGCGGTTACATCCAAGATCGCGTTCACGCAGGCGATGATCCAGCAAGACTACTAAAACATGGTATTATATAGGGTATGGCGATTGACACCCTGAGATTCTCGGACTTCGTTCGGACGGCTCCCCGTGCGGGAAGGTGCTGCCCCACCGATATCAGAATCGGGTACGTATGGAAGGCGTTGATGAATCGCTACCTTGAGCCCCACCGCCATTATCACACACTGGGGCATATCCAGTTTGGCTTCAGCGAATACTTCAAGTTTTTCGACAAAATGAGCCCCATTACCTTCTTCGCGTGGGTCTACCATGATGCGGTTTACGAGCCTACCCGCGACGACAACGAAGCTCGCAGCGCAATGGTTTTCGAGAAGGACAACCCCGTACTGGGGTTCGATGTGGAAGATGCCGACAAGATCATCAGCCTCATTCTCAGCACCACTCACACCGAGCACACCAACCTTGTGACCGATATCGACCTCGCGGGACTGGGGCTGCCTCCCGAGGAATACGACGAGAACACCCGCCTCATCCGCGTGGAGTACAACTTCGCCAGCGATGAGATGTGGAAGGCTGGCCGATTGGCATTCCTGAAGAGATTTCTCGCCAGACCGCAGCTTTACTTCAGCCCTCAGTTCGCCGGGGCGTACACCCTCTTGGCTCGGGAGAATATGCAGCGGGAATTGGATAGGCTATGTACGAGCCCTTCGTAGTCTCCTACGTCGATCCTTTCTCGGACCACACTCGCCGCAGGTCCGTCGCATGGTTCAATCTCAGGTCTCTCTACCTCTCGAACCAGACCAACCTAGCCATAGAAAACCAAGACGTGCTCCTCACCTCAATCGAGCGGAACCCAGCGGACGGAGGCAAATGGAGGTGGGACACACCCCTGTTCGACGGAGAGGTGACTGATCTGGTAAAGCGCATCAAGATCAGCGGGGAGTTCGAGGCCGTTTGGCTGCAACTGAAGGACGGGCAGCTTACCGTACTGGACGGGCACCACCGAATCGTCGCGTGGGAGCGGCTAGGCTTCGGCACCGTCCCGGCTGTCGTTGTGAGGGTCACCCCGTTTTCCACAAAATTCAAATCCAAATAGTTCCGACTTTCAGTATTACTCTATGTGAGCCACGTGGCTGAACAAGTCCTTGATGAGGGACTAAAGCTCGGGCGGTGCCGCTGAAAAGCGAAGAGAGTGCCGTCTGGTGGTACAGTTAATGCGTTGTAAGGTTGAAGAAGGCGATCTTGGCCAAGATCGACCCCCGTAAGACTCGGACAAATCGTCAAATCGACACTGACATCTGTATCCGACTGGAGGCACCCAATCCTCCCAACCAGCCGCAAGGCGAGTGTTCGGCTGATCCCCGAATACGGTTGTGACCGAACAACGATGCGTTAGCTAAGGCTTGGGTGGTAGTCAGGAATCCGCCCAGTGGCTCTTAATCTTTTCGCTTGGGGGCACCTCATGGGTGTCCCCTTGGCTTTTCTGGTAAGTCTTTGATTCTAAAGCCACAAATTCCTAGCTAAAACTCGGGTTCCCTTGGTAGAATAGAGGTGCAAGGAGAACACTATGGATGCCTACGTATTAGCGATCAGTGTTGAGAAATCGAGCAACCTGCCGACCAGAGCAAAAAACGTTCTGAAGCGACTGGGTTGCGAGACCCTCGAAGATGTCACCAAGTTGACACCCGAGCAAATCCTGCGGGCGAAGTGGGCGGGCACGAAAGTGCTGAGCTACATCAAGCTTTGGCTTGACAGCTTCGGCCTCACTCTGTCAGACTCAAAACTCATGCCGACATCAACTGGATTCCCGCTCCTGAATGGGTACAACCTACTTCGGAAGCGAATCTACGAATACTTCGGCTACGATGAGGAATTCAATAGAGTCCTCCATAACTTGGGGAATGATCTCCCAATACAGGATTGCACGGATCGTCCGTGGGGAGAATTTAAGTGGGCGAGCGACACCACCTATCGCGGCAAAGATTTCACCATGATCCTCAGCAACACCGAGCATCTGGGTGTCCTCTGCATCTACGACAACGCCAAAGAATTCAAAACCAAAGCGGCGAAGGACGGCATCTAATGAGTGGAATGACTTGGCCCGCATCGAAACCCATCTTGACCGACGACGAGTTCAGCAAGGTTCTCCAAGAGGACAATGACGCCTCGATCTGGCTGGCATTGGTGGACGCCGCCAATACCGACCCAATCCTCAGCCGCGTATTCGCACTCGCCCGGGCAAAGGGCTGGTCACGATTCCGCACGGTCATGGTATGCTCGTATGTGATGGCACAGCGGCACGAGCGGTTCATCCAGATGGAACTGGACCGCCTGAACACGACATTGCCCAAACCGATGCAGTTCTGCTCGAAGTGCTCAAAGGAACTTTTCACGACCGATGACGGCGTGACATTACGGCTCAAAACAGCCGAGGAGCAGAAGGCGTAATTTGCGGTATTGGTGAGATTTTAGGTAGGGCGGCACCTGTCAGAACGGGGAAAGTCACTTCTCAAACCTTAGAAAGGTGGTACTTGTGGGACTCGGATACGGAACAGGAGTAGGCATGAAAGGTACTGGCACTGGACTCAAGTTAGACCCCACCAAGCGTTCAAACGATGCGCGTGATTTTGAGAAAGCCATGCGTAAACGTATCGTCGGACAAGATGTCGCCGTCGATAAAGTTGTTGAGATTTACCAGATGTTCTTGGCGGGCCTGAACGCTCCGGGTCGTCCAGTTGGTAATCTTCTCTTCCTCGGTCCCACGGGCAGCGGCAAGACTCGCGTCGTAGAAGCGATGGCTGAATCCCTCTTCGGTGACGCCCGAGCCTGCATCAAGATTGATTGCGCTGAATTCCAGCATTCCCACGAAATCGCCAAGCTGATCGGTTCGCCCCCGGGCTACCTCGGTCACCGCGAAACCCATCCTCTCCTCACGCAGGAAGCGTTGAACCAGTGGTTCAGCGAGAAGTTGAAGTTATCGATTCTGCTGTTCGACGAAATCGAAAAAGCTTCTGACTCACTGTGGCAACTCCTGCTCGGCATCCTCGACAAGGCTACGCTGACCCTCGGCGACAACCACCGCGTAGACCTTAGCCAGTGCATTATCATCATGACATCGAACCTCGGTGCTGCCGACATGAACGAACTGATGAATGGCGGCATGGGCTTCGGTAACTCCCGTGAGAACATCGTCGTCAATGACTCACTGGATGCAAAGATCGACCGCAGCGCAGTTGACGCCGCAAAGCGCAAGTTCACCCCGGAGTTCATGAACCGCATCGACAAATCAGTCGTGTTCAAAACTCTCCGCGATGAGCATCTGGTGCAGATTCTTGAGATCGAACTCGGCATGGTGCAACAGCGCGTGCTGATGGCCGCTGGTGCGAACCAATTCGTGTTCAACTGCACACAGCCTGTC